TATTACTAATGACTACGACGAAGATATGAGCGATGATGACAGATTCGATACATTGGGTGGAGATCGAATAAAAGCAGGCATCGAAAACTTAATGGCTAGCGGATTCGACTACAGAGAAATCTTACAGTTCGTTAAAGACACGATCGCAGCTAAGAGAAATTATTAGTATCAAAATAAATTAGTTATGCAAGTATTGATAGTGGAAGAGAAGGCCGAAAGAGTAATTGAATGCGACGAAATAAAACTAGTGGCATTCAGACCAACGATGAGAGCTCTATATTTCGAAGAAGACACTCGGTTCGAAGAGGCAAAAAAGAGATTAAAAGATTTGGGTATTAAATTTGAATTATTATAAGAGGAGGGGCCCCAGCCCCTCTTTCTATGTCACTAGGAACTTAAACGAATAGATTTGATCTATTTTTCGTATATTTGATTACAATAAAAGTTATGAGATTACAAACATCACCCTACCTCACTAGACAGGAAGAGTACAGAGACGACCCTTGGAAAATGCTAATGGTCTGTTTCATGCTAAACCAAACACACCACAGACAAGTGGACGAAGTTAGAGAACACTTCTTTAACAAGTATAATACAGCAGAAAGATTAATAGAAGGCAACGACGAAGAGATCATAAGAATTATTAAACCATTGGGATTCTACAACAAAAGATTAAAAGCTTGGAAAGAGTTCTCCTATCAGTGGTTAGAACTAGTAGCGCAATACAAAAATCCTATTTACATTCCTGCAGATAAATTAATTGGACTTAAAGGAGTTGGCAAATACGCACTAGACTCTTGGAGAATATTCCAATGTTTCGATTACGATGTAGAACCAGAGGATCACGTACTAAACTTCTACGTAGAGTGGGCAAGAGAAGAAAAGAAAAAGATTCTAAGAGAGCAAGGCACACCAAAACCCATGACAGTTTATTACGCGCACTACACTAATTCAAGGGAAGATCAACCGAATTGGAACACGCTAAAAGATTATGTCTGCTGTGTCATGGCCAGAACTCAAGAGGAGGCCATAGAAAAGACTAAGCGGATTGCTTTAAAGCGAGAAGGCGCAGCACATTTAAAAATTGCAGGCATCGGTTATGGTAGAGAGGAGTGGGTAGACGAAGAGAAATGGTTGGACACCGATCCTCAATACTATATTACTCACACAGAAGCCATGTGGAAGAGAATGGAAACAAGAAGAATACTAGAAACAAAATAATATGATTACAGCAAACCCAAAGTGGATTACAACCACACCGTATTACGAAGAATTTTTACGCTATTACCAAATGGCTAAAACACAACAAGAAGAGTGTAACTTAGGAATAATAAAACATGCAGACAGTTCTGTGCCAGACGACTTAATGAAACACGTTGAACTATACGACGTGGTTGAAAGAAAGTACGCAGGATTTTCTCAGATAGTCAACGACGTGTTTTATGGTTTTTCAGAAGATCACCCTTACTGGAATAAAATGACTCAAGGTCACATGACAAAACAGAGAGAAACCGTTTCTAAAAATTGGACAGGTAAGCGCGACGTGTTCGGTTTAAAGGAGTGGATCTATTTGTTCTTGTTTCACAGATTAACAGGCTCTGGTATTAACTACTCGATGAAGCCTTCAGGCTATCACAACACGCTCTTGTTCGAGATGCATCAAGCTGACAATATACCTCAGCTAATCGACATCATAAAAGGAGCAACTAAACCATTCTACACATCGGTAGGTTATCAGTTCCCAAGTTTTCCCAAACCTCAAGGCAACTACAAACGTGGAGGAGACTATTTCCTTTGCGAATTCGTTCCACAACTTGCAGAAGACGTAGCTAACTTCTTAGAGCATGGCGAAAAGAAAGACTTGAGAGAGGTGGGAGACTTTATGTTTAAGTGGAACACAGACAGAGGACTTAGAGCTTTCAGATTTCAGTACGCTGCTTTTATTGCTGACATAGCAGACTGGTTCCCTGAATTCGTTAACCGTGAAAGTCCATTCTATTACGGTACGAACGCAAAGGAGTGCGTTAGCTATTTAGCAAAGAAGTCTACGAAAATGCCAGAAGAAACGTTTTTGGATTCAGTAATGATGAAGATATACGACGACACTGGCAGTTATCCGTACAACGCAGAGGACGTAACGTGCGACTCAATTCGATGGATTGAGAACTACGTAAAACCCGGCGCAGACTACGATCACTTAGATTTCGATCATGTATGGAACAGCAGCAGTATTATAGACCATCCGTACGGTCGCCAGAAAGCAATGTTAGATCTTGGTCTTGTCCCAAGCTTTAACGGTATTACAGAACACCCTTCCGATGACAAGGTACTTAAATCACTTCTTATAACAGAAGAGCAATACAAGGACAGGGTACAACAACATTATAACAAATAATGGCTCACACAACAAAGTCTAGCAGACAGACAAAAAACATCCATATTCAAGGATTAACAGGCGAAAAAATATTTAATAACGTTATGCAGGACATGGGCTACAAGGTCCACATCAATCCTGATCCTTACGGATACAACGATCACTTGGTATTTTTTGACAGAACAACACCAACGATTACTCAATTAAAAACGATCTCTCCTTATCACACTCACAACTGTTGGGCATTGGACGCAGATTCGGGTAAACAGGTAGAACACGCTTTAAAGTGCGAGAAGCTTTACATCTTAAGTATTCCTATGGTATGGGAAAACGAATACGATGGTTGGTTATTAGAAGTGGATCTTAACATTCTAAAGACCGAACCAAATTCGATTAGACCTCTACCCAACAGCACTCAGAACTCTTTGATCATTCCAAGATCCGAGCGTTACGTTAGAAAGATATACAAATTGAATAAGACAGAAGAGGACATCATTTTAAAGTACGCGGTATCAGATTACGCAAAAAAGCCTTCCACTTTTGTTAAGAAGAAACCTACAAAAAAACCTAAAAAATAATGAGTGAAATTTTATTTCCAAACACATGCGAAGTAGAATTCAAAGGCAAGAAACCAAAGGACTCTTGGATGAGAGATTGGTCGCTAGATCAACGCATCGAAAAGTTCTTTGAGTTCTGCCAAAAATTCGACAACAGAAAAGACTCTTTGTTAAAGACAGAGTATCAAATCTTTTCTCATCGCTTGCATTGGCACGAGCACCCATACTGTTACTACATGAGGGACAACGTTACGGACAACGAACTGCGAATGTTTTATACTTTAGTGTTTAGCTTTAGCAACGAACATTGGGGTACATTCATGAAATTGGCGAAAGAAGGCGAAGAAGCCACTAAACAACACTTCATTAACAATCGTCATGCGAGAAACGACTTATTCCAAATCTATTATCCAAAGGGCACAGACGTTAAACATTGGTTGTTACACGGACCTAGAATTGCTGGTCAAGAATTGGCTTACGTTTTACAGGACGTTGAAGATGGCAAACGCGGAAAGTACACAATGATGGAGTTTGCAAAGATTCTTGAGAAGTACTTTAAACAGCATCAAAACTTTAGAAGTCCTTTGTATCCGTGCAAGAACACTGCAAGATACATCGCAATGAGCTATCCACACTTGGTAGATCCTGAGTCCACTCTATTCGGTGGAACTGGACACTTCGATGGACTGCACCAGATCTTCGGTGGTCAGAATCTAAATGGTAAAGTTAAGTATACTATTAACGAAGCTGGAGCATTCGTTCCTGAGAATAAACCGGCAGAGCAATGGTTGTATCAGATGGATCTGCTAGTGAATCACCCGTTAAACCCAATGACTGAACAGAAGTATCTGAACATTGAAGACAAGACCTGTTTCTTTTGGAAGCACATCGCAATCTCTCATGGTGAAAAGAAACCGACCAAGAACATTCCTTACACTTGGATTTTCCCTGATACGTTTAGTTTGGCCAAGCAGGATCAAGAGGAGTTTTTAGAAGGCATACAACACAGGAGCTTAATGTACTAGGATCGTATAGTTAGTAAATAAGAAAGGGAGCTCATTTGGGCTCCCTTTTATTTTGTATTAATATCTTATCGTAAATCTTATTCCTCTTCGGCCTCGAGCTCGGGTGCGATTGGATTCACGTCCCTGCGGTACCATTTACCTGCTATATTCTCGTTATAGCTTTCCACCTCTAATACTCTTAATGTCATTTGATAATAGGTCTCCCAATAGCTCATCTGTTTCTTCGTGGTGCAATACCTCAATACTTCTCTAGTGAACGCCTCTTTTCCCAACAGTTTAATGTCTTCTGTGATTAACTTGCTCGATCCGTAATAGTCCGACCAATTGCTTTCTTTGATTTCTTTTCTTTTCTTTGGGATACGACCCGGTTTTACCCACTCCGAAGTCTCCTTCTTGGTTAGTTTCTTTGTTAGTACGTTTCTAAGAATTTTTTTACCGACGTAGAATTTGCCAGTTTTATTGTTTGTGACTTTGTAGACAAATCCTACAACATCATCTGGAAAGTCTTTTAATTGAGTGAGCTCTTTCCCTTCATATAACCAATTTGACATAAACTGCTTTCTAATAAATATCTTAAATGTCCCAACGAACTACAAATGTAATATCGGTGTTGGAAGGAATGGGGTAAGGA